CGTGTTCTGTCCGTAAGGAAACATCTTTGGCAAAGGTTTTGCTGTGTTGCAACAAAACTGGATCGAGATGGTAACAATGAACGCAGAAATAGCCGAAAAACTCAAGTACTTCAATTTTTCCAGCTTGTTGCTGCAGAATAGAGCGACTGAGGACAGTATAGTCCACGCCCTCGGTAGCAGCTTTCGCGACCACACAGAGACGGCGGCCGCGAATATCAGCCTGACTATCAATGTTGCGGGGAATGCGGACCGGAAAGAGGTTGAGGCGGCAGGACAGACGCTATTAGACCGGTTCGGAGAGCTGATGCGGCAATATCAGAGAAGGGAGGCTCGGACAGCGTTTTGAGGCAATATGAGACGGTGAGCGGCGACACATTTGATGTTGTCGCTCATAAGATATGGGGAGATGCAAAAAGAGCCGGAGAGCTGATGCAGGCGAATTTTGCGGCATTGGAATATCTGATTTTCCCGTCCGGTGTGATCCTAAAAGTTCCGGAAGGCGGGGATATAAGCGCGGCGAGAAATCAGGCAAACGGGAAGGCAGGAGATGCATTTAATTTCAGGGAGGTAATTCTTGGGACTGGCAAGGCGGGCGCGGGTAAAGATTCTATATGACGGACAGGACACGGGGCTTTCTGAGAAGGCGCTGTCGGTATCTTATACCGACAATGCCGAAGGGAAGTCGGACGATGTAAGGGTCACACTGGAAGATAGGGATTTGAAGTGGATAGAGGGGAAGAACAGCCTGCCGGAGATTGGGCATGAGCTGGATTTGACAATCTATCTGGATCACTGGGATACCGACCTTGATATGCAGAGCTACCATGTGGGTAAGTTTGTGATTGATGATATCACTCTGAGCCATGGAGCGGCCGGAACGGTAACACTCGGCGCCGTGTCTATGCCGGCGGATGAAGGGTTCAATTCCGTGTGGCGGTCGGAGACCTGGAACAAGGTGACATTAAAGCAGTTGGCACAAGAAATTATGGCGCGCTACGGCATGGAAAAGCTTTTCTGGTACGGAGAAGAGCAGATTCTGGAAGCGGTGGAGCAGCAGAATGAAAGCGACAGCGCGTTTTTAAAGAACCAGTGCGACAAGCAGGGGCTGTGCCTGAAAGTATATAAGACAGGGCTTGTAATATTTGATAAACGGCTATACGAATCGCGGGGATTCAAGTACCTGTTTACGCGGTATGACACGGAGAGCCTATCTTACAACCGGACGCTTTTCGGGACCTATACCGGCGGAGAGGTGAAGTATACAAAGAGCGGCGGGAAAGAGAGCGAGGCAAAGACAATTGATGTGACGGTGGGAACTCCGGAGAGATTGCTTAGACTGAATCAAAGTGTGCAAGATGAGGAAGAGGCAAGAAAGCTTGCGATTGCCCGCGTGAACGAGGCAAACGAGAAGGCGGAGACGGTGAGTTTAACCGTGATACCACAGACGATTTTATATGCCTCGGACAATTTCTTCTTGGATCGCATGGGCGTGATGGATGGAAAGTATTTTACGCAGAGCGTGACGCACAACATAGGCGGCGGGAGATATAGCTGCACTGTGAGCGGATACAAGGTGTTCAACAGGCTGTGAAGGAGAAGAGGCGGTGGAGAATATAAGGCTGGGAAGAATCAGTACATTTGACGCAGAGAGCGGCACGGCCTCGGTGTACTATCCGGACAGAGGGAAGAACGCCACAAAGAATTTCCCAATACTGGCGCCGTTTGGGATTGCGCAGAAATTAGAGAAGGAAGACCTGGTTGTTGTGGTGTACTTCTCAAACAGCGAAGAGAGCGGCGTAATTCTCGGCGGCGTTTCGGCATACGGGAATGTGCCAAAGGCTGTAATTGGGGCGAAAGACGGAGCACTGACGGCAGAGGCGGCTTCCGTTACATTCACAGCGGGCGGAAAGCAAATCGACTTGAAAGAGCTGGCTGAGAAAGTGGAGGCGATGGGAGCGGGATGAAGGTTGGAAGCTGGGGAAATGTAATCCGCTTTCAGGTATCGGAAAACAGAGTGCTGACTTTCCAGAACGGAATGACGAGAACGAGCACGGTGCAATGCGAGACGCATAACATGCTATACGGTGCGCCGCGGATGCAGTTCGTGGGGCCCGGAACGGAAACGGTGCGCTTTACGATGGAGCTGAACGCGATGATTTGCCGGAAGCCGGTGCGCGTAGAGAACGACATAAGAAGAGCGATGCTTAAAGGAGAATATTATCCGCTGATTGTGGGTGGGAAATGCATTCTGAAAAACGCACTGATCACATCGATGTCTACAAGCTACGATATCGTGATTGTAGACGGACGTATTATGTCGTTGAAGATAGACATTGAGATGAGCGACTATAACTAATGGGAGCGGGCACGGAGACTATGAGAGCGGAATATATCACGAGCGAAAATGATGAAGAGATGCAGGAGATTCTAAAGGGATTGAACATGCTTTTATCGGTTCCGGAAGGGTCTATGCCGTGCAATCGGAATTTCGGAATTTCGTGGTCAAATTTGGATTTGCCGAAGGAAGAGCTGGAAAACGAATACGTGACGGCGCTGATTATTAAGGCGGCGGAGTTTATTCCGGAAATAGAAATCCGTGAGATAAAGTTCACTGAGAATGAAGACGGCGAATTGCTGGCAAGAATCGAAGTTGAGAGGTCTTGAGCGTGGGAAAAACAGATGAGCTGAAAAAATATCCGGAGCTTTCATTTATCGACGAAATGACATTGCCACGTTTAATCGAAAATATGGAAGCGTTATACAAGCAGAAGTATTTCGAGACGACGGGAAGGATAAAGCAGTTCCGGGCGACGGACAGAGAGCGGCTATTGCTGGAGGCCTGCGCCTATTATCTTTATCAGGGCTATGTGATGGTGGATCGCGCCGGAAAGATGAATCTTCTGAAATACGCGGAAGGAAAGTATCTGGAAAACCTCGGGGCACTCAAAGGGATTCAGCGGAACGGCGCGGAGGGCTCGGTGGTGACGGTAAAGTTTTCCTTGCGGTCGAGGCGTGAGAGCACGACACCAATCCCGAAGGGTAGCCGCGTAACAGCGGGGGACGGCGTGGCGTTTGAGACAACGGCATATGCAGAGATACCGGCGGGAGAAACATCGGTACAGGTCAAGGCAAAGTGTCAGAGCACTGGGCTGATTACGAACAACTACGCTGCCGGAGAAATCAGCCGGATGGTAGATGCCATTCCGTATGTGGACGCGGTGCAGAATATGACGATTCCGGCAGGCGGCAAAGATGTGGAAACGGACGATGAGCTGAGAGAGCGGATTTATATGGCGCCGGAAGGATATACGACGGCCGGAAGTCTGGAGGCGTATCGATATCATGCAATCCGGTTTGATTCGACGCTGGAAGACGTGGCTGTATTTTCGCCGGCGCCGAACGAGGTGACGATTGTTGCCCTGCAGGACGGCGGCGTTATTCCGTCCGGCGAATATATAGAAAATCTGCAAAAGTTCATTTCGAGAGATGATATTCGGATGCTGACTGACAAAGTGAGCGTCAAGGCGCCGCAAACGATGCCCTATGACGTGGATGTGGAATACTGGATTAACAAGAGCGATGAGGACCGGGCAGAGACAATCCAGAAGAGCGTCAACGAAGCGGTTGAAGAGTTTATCAACTGGCAGAAGGGAAAAATCGGGAGAGACATTGTTCCGGACAAGCTGCGGTATCTGATGATTCGCGCCGGAGCAAAGCGGGTTGAAATTGCAAAAAGCCCGCAGTTTATGACGGTGGGGCGCGACACCGTGGCTGTATTGGGCAGGAAATCCATACGATACCAGGGGCTGGAAGATGATTGAATACCAGAGCGGAGAGCTTAAAAATCTACTTCCGGCGGTATTTGCGGAAGATGCCGAGGTGATTGCACTGTCATTTGCGTTGAAGCGAACCATGGCAGATGTGCTGCAGGCGGCGGCACGGACGGGAATATACGCGGATCTGGACGGAGTACCGGAAAAGGTCTTGGACTACCTCGCAAAAGAATGGAAGGTCACATACTACAGAGCGGAATTCAGCGTGCAGAGAAAACGAGAAATTCTGAAAAACGCATTGAAGATAAAGATGTTCGCGGGGACGAAGAGCGCAGTGCAGCAGCTGGCGTCTATGCTTTTCGGGAAGGCAGAGATTGAAGAGTGGTTTGAATTCCGGGAAGCAAGACAAGAGCCCGGATATTTCGATGTGAAGGTGACGGCGGAAGAAACACTGACAGCTGAACAGCACGAGGGCTTCGGACGGCTGATTGAGGATATCAAAAACGCATCGTCGCATATCCGGACAATCAAGACACAAGAGACTGCGCAGGGCAGTGTCTATACCGGCGCGGCACTTGGAGAAGCACTTGAGCAGGGACTTGAAGTCAACGGGGGGTAAGAGTGGCGAAATACAGAAAAGTTGAG